AAAGCTTCTCATTGTAGGACCTTCAAAGAGAAGTTCCATATTTGGATTAATAACATTACCAGTAGCACGTGTTAAAAGACCAGCATTACCTATTGCTTGACCTGCAAAGTATGCAGCAACAGCACCTTTAGTTGCATCATCATTGAACATATCAGTCATTCCACTTACCATATTTCCTACACCAGCAACTACACCTTCAATATCACCTGACGAACCTTTACTAATTGTATTCATAGCAAGTCCTGCTGCCTTAGCGTCAATATCATTCAGTTCATTTTTACCCCAAGAAACTCCATGAGATTCTGAAAGGTTTGGTTGCATAGGAAGTTGAATAGTTTCATATTTCTTTTTAAATCTTCCACCTGATCCAAATCCACTCTTCTTATCTTTTCCAGTTTCTAGTCCAGTTTCACCACCTTTCTCCCAATCATATGCAGATATTTGAATATAATCATATCCAAATTGTTCTAAACTTTGACGAGGATATCTTAATGTTTCTGATGAACCACCCGCTGCGAAGGATTCTTCTAGAACTCTGTTGGGACTTTCTCCTTCTCCTTTTGATACAGGAGCACCTGCTCTTAAGTCAGCATTTTGATCGTTTGGATTAGTTTCTGCACCATTTTGACCAAAGGATAGATATCCTTTCTTATTAATTAAGTTAGTCCAAGATGCTTTAGATTGTGGACTATTATCATTTACAGCATTTTTTGCTAGTGCTATTGTTGTTCTCTTAGTTATCTTATTAACTTGTTCAAATTGTTTTGCATTGGGTCCAGTAAATAATTTATCAAACTCTACTTGACTTTCTATAATTTCTTTACCTGTATCTGCATTATACGAATATGCTTTAGTGCCGAGACCTTCTAGTAATCCATTATCTCTAAACACATTATAATTACCACTTGCTTTATTAGTGATTACTATAGCATTAGCTTTGGATTGCATAGTTCCTTCTGTAGAACTAATTCTAAAGTCACCTCTATACTCATGCTCACTAGCATTATCAGTATATTGAGACCAACCTGTAGTATCTTGTGCCATTTACACAGAACTTTTTATATATTTATCTTGAAATTTTGATAGGGAAAAGAACGAAGGTCTTGCATCTCCATAGGATAGGCTAAATGTAGCTGTCCTAACACTTCTTCCCAAGTATAATTTCTAAATTCTCCACCCCAATGATAGTTCATTCCTCTGAATCCCCATTTGAATAAACCTACACATGCGATCAAAGGAAATTGATCGTATCTTATACGAGGAGTTTTAGGTGAGTATATAAAGGTATAGAATTTACCAACATCAGGAGTTAATTCTGTTTCTGTAAGAATCTCTGTGATAGCAAGCATCATATCATCTGGACTTTGCATCTCATTAATTTTGCTCGCTACATGTTCTAGTCTATTTGATCTATCTTCGTGATACTTTTCTAGTTCCTCGTCCATAAAGTTCGTCTTCCGTAATGATTTTAAATTCTAAACTGTTATCTTTGCAGAACTCACGAGCATACATCCACTTTGCTTGATTGACTGCATAGGTTTTCATTTCATAGATATAAGATTTGGTTGCCCTAGACTTTCTCTTGGGTTCAATGGTTTGTTTCTTGGGTTTAATCTCAATTACATACTTTTTCAATTTACCATCTGCTTCTTTAACTTGAATTAAAAAGTCTGGATAATACCTATGACGTTTATTATCAAGTGGAGAGACATAAGGAATAGAGAACTCTTCAGATGCCCAAGTAACTATATTGCTACTGGAGTCACAATAATTACAGAACTCTCTTTCCCAATTACTTCTACAAACAATCTGATTGGCGTCACCAATGTATTTTTTGGGATGTTTGGGTTTAAAAATACTTTTATAGGTTCCAGCCATTTCAATTTCTCATATACATAGTAATGGTAAGTTAAAATTATTTATAGATGGCGAATGTAACGCCCAGACCCTATAGAACCTCAGAATTAAAGAGTAGGATAACTAACCTTGCTCAGACTTCTGTTTATCAAATTAAAATTCAACCACCTCCAGGAGTTTTTCAATTTTTGAAGGAGTTTGGTAGAGAATTTGATTATATTAGAGAAGGGGAGAATTTAGAAATTCTTTGTGAATCTGCTGTGCTTCCAGGTTCTGCTGCAGCTACTCATGATGTAACTAATGATTATGCTGGTGTGTCTGAGAAGATGGTTTATAGAAGGATGTATGATGGTAATATGGATTTGACTTTCTTAGTAGACCATGACTATAATGTAATTGAATTCTTTGATGGATGGATAGATTATACTACTGGAGTAGGACGTAATGGTTCTAGAAACATGTATAAGAGTAGGTATGCTAATTATAGGATGAGTTATCCTAATGATTATAGATCAGAAATGTATCTAACAAAGTTTGAAAAGGATGTAGCCTATCCAGGAAGTTCTTCTAGTTCTAATGCAGAACCTAAACAACTACAGTATACTCTTGTTGGTGCTTTTCCAGAAAGTATAACTTCAATGCCTGTATCTTATGGTGCTAGTGATCTTTTGAGATGCACTGTTTCTATGTCGTATATAAGGTATGTGAGAGAACGGAAGAAGGTTCTAGTAGAACCAAATGTTTCTAGTAACTTTAATGCTTTCTCTAGTGTCTTTGATTTCTTCACCTAAACCTCATATATATAAAACCCCATTGAATTGAAATGCCTTTACCACAAATTGCTACACCAACCTATGAGTTGGTATTACCTTCTACAAAAAAGAAGATTAACTATAGACCATTTTTAGTTAAAGAAGAAAAACTTTTAGTACTTGCACTAGAGAGTGAAGATACTAAGCAAATAACAAACGCTATAAAAAGTGTTATTAAAGGATGTGTTCTTACTAAGGGAATTAAAGTAGAAAAACTACCTACCTTTGATATTGAATATTTGTTTCTTAATATTAGAGGTAAGTCTGTTGGTGAGGAAGTGGAGGTTAATATTATTGCTCCTGATGATGAGACCACTTCTATTCCTGTAAAGATATTGATAGACCAGATTGAAATAACAGAAAGTGAAGAACATACTAATAAGATTAAAGTGGATGATGATTTGATGATGGAGATGAAGTATCCTTCTTTGGATCAGTTCATCAGTAATAATTTTGATTTTAAAGGAGATACTAATGTAGAAAAATCTTTTGAATTGGTTGGTAGTTGTATAGATAAAATTTATAATGAAGAAGAGGTATGGTCTACTGCAGATTTTACTAAGAAAGAAGTAAATGATTTCCTAGAGCAGATGAATTCTCAGCAATTCAAGGAGATTGAGAAGTTTTTTGAAACTATGCCTAAGTTATCTCATAGTATTGAAGTAACTAATCCTAAGACTAAAGTTAAGAGTACTGTAGTATTGGAGGGTTTATCGTCTTTTTTCGCATAGGCATGGTCCATATGGACCTAGAGAATTATTATAAATTGAATTTTGCCTTGATGCAGTATCATAAATATTCATTAACTGAGATTGAAAATATGATGCCTTGGGAAAGAGATGTTTATGTTTCTTTACTTAAGCAACATTTAGAGGAAGAAGAACTCAAACAAAAGCAAAAGAGTAATGCCTAGTAAAAAACCTAGCATGATAGATTCTCTGAGGGCAAAGCATGACCCTCATTATAAACTAGCGAGTAAAGTTGCGGGTCTTCAGGATGCAGGTGGAAAGGTTGATAAAGTTGAGAAAGATATTGCTGTTAAATTAGAAAGTCTACACAAGACATTAAGTAAATCCTTTGGAATGCAAAGGAAGGCATTGATGCGTATTGGTGGTGTTGAAGGAAGAGTAAAAAATATAGAAACTGGAGTAGAAATATGGACAAACAGAGAGGCAGAGAGAAGCAAAAATCAACAGACAGCAATAAGTAATCTAACAGATGTAGTAATACAAGCAGTACAAGACATTAGAGATGGTAAAGCAGGTCCAGCTGGTGCTTCTGGTGCTGCTGGTGCTGCTGGTGCTGCCGGAGTAGACGGTGTTTCTGGAACAGATGGGTTTGATGGAATAGATGGACTTGGTGGTGCTGATGGTGCTTCTGGTTCTGGTGGTGCTTCTGGTTCTGATGGGTCTTCTGGATTAGATGGACTTGATGGTGGTGCTGGTGCTTCTGGATCTGGTGGTGCTTCTGGTTCTGATGGAGCAGGAGGGATTAGTGGTGAGTCTTTTTTAGATCCAGGGAATTATGAGAAGTTTGCTACTGAACTTCAACAATCAGGTACTATAGCTGGAACACAATTATCTCCACAAGATAGAAAAGAAGGATTTAAAATCAGTAAGAGTGGACTAAAAGATAAAAAGAGTAAAATAAATTTTAGAAAGTTTCTAGG